CCCAAATCCTATGACCCTTTGGACTCCCGATTGGAAGATTTTAGTCAATGGCGATGAATTAACTTCAGTAACTTTAAGCAACCTAACTATTACCTCTGGCCGTCAAGATATTAACTCACCTACTCCAGCAGGGTATTGCTCGCTAGAGGTAATAAATACCGATGGCACTAATTATGATTTTAGTATTAACACCGCAGTAACTATTGAAGTCAAAGATACGACTGGCGCTTATGTTTCTATCTTTGGCGGTCGCATTTCAGACTTAAGACAAATAGTCAGAAGCGCAGGATCTAGCGCGGTAATTACTAGCCTTAGAATTACGGCCATTGGAGCTTTGGCTAGAACGCAGAGAGCAATATTTAATGGCAACTTAGCCCAAGGTTTGGACGGCGCGCAGATTACCGACTTACTAGATGAACTATTGCTTTCGAGTTGGAATGAATTGCCACCAGCCGAAACTTGGGCAACTTACAATGCTACAGAAACTTGGGCAGAAGCTGGCGATATTGGACTTGGCGAAATTGACGCTGGCGAATATACGATGGTCAGCCGTCAGATTACCGATAGCATCATTTACCCAATTATCAATCAAATTGCTAGCTCGGCCCTTGGTTATATGTATGAAGATGCTAATGGCAATATTAACTACGCGGATGCCAGCCATCGCCAAGATTATTTAATAGACAACGGCTACACAGACTTAGACGCTTCTCACGCCATCGCTTCTGGCATTGGCATAATCCAGCGTCAAGGCGATTTAAGCAATAAAATAATTATGGACTATGGCAACAATTTTAATAGCTCCTATACGGCTCAAGATTTAGACTCTCAAGCCGAATATGGGTTATTTGCCGAACAATTTAACAGCTATCTAAAAAACGCGGCGGATGTCGAGGATGTAGCAGATCGCTTAATTGGTCTAAGGGCTTGGCCCAGAAATACTTTCCAATCGATTACCTTTGCGCTGCAGTCCCCCGAGATTGATAACGCAGATCGAGATGCCTTGCTCAATATCTTTATGGGTCAGCCAGTGAGAATTACTAACCTGCCCCTTAATATCCTAGGTGGGGAATTTACTGGCTTTATTGAGGGCTGGACTTTCAACGCTTCCGTCTCTGGCCTCTCAGTTACCTTCTTAGCTACCCCAACAGAGTTCTCGGCCTTTGCCCAACAATGGGCTCAAGTCAATGCAGCAGAAAGCTGGAATAGTGTTCTCAATACGCTAGAATGGCAAGACGCGATAGGAGTTATTAGTTAATGGCCAATACAACGAATTACAACTGGGAGACTCCAGACGATACAGATTTAGTCAAGGATGGCGCAGCTGCCATAAGAACCCTTGGCAGCTCAATCGATACAACCACCAAGGCGCTAAATCCTGAAACAACGCTTGGAGATATTGCTTATCGCTCAGCGACCAGCAACACAAACACTAGATTAGCTATTGGCTCAGCAGGGCAAGTTTTAACAGTCGCAGCTGGAGTTCCAAGCTGGGCAAGTCCATCAGATCAAACACCTTTAACAACTAAGGGAGATGTTTTTACATTTTCAACAGTTGATGCGCGTCTCGGTGTTGGCGCTAACGGAACAGTTTTAACTGCGGATTCTGCGGAAGCAACAGGCTTGAAATGGGCTGCTCCTGCTGCTGGTGGTTTTGTAGGTTGCTCAGTTTATGATTCCAATGCTACGCAAAGCATTGCCACAGGAACAGACACAGTAGTAACTTTTAATTCTGAGTTTTTTGATACTGATGGATTTCACAGCACTTCATCTAATACAGGCAGAATTACGATTCCATCTGGTAAAGGTGGTAAATACCTTTTTATCGCCTCAGCATTTTTTGTTAATTTAGCATCAGGTAAAGAAGCAAGATTTTACAAAAATGGAAGTCAGTTATTGACCTATGGTTGGACAAGTGCAAGCGGCGTTGCTGGTTCTTCAATAGTTGCAATTATAAATTTAGTAGCAACTGATTATATTGAGTTTAGAGTAGTTCAGGGCTCAGGTGGAAACGCCGACTTATACAAATCTGGTGGCGGCGCTGGAGAATACGCTTACTTTCAATGCCAATACTTAGGAGCATAAAATGATAACTTTTACAAAACCGCAAAATCTTAATGGCAAAGAATTGTTAGATGAATTATCAGCAAATGGCGTAGTTGTTCAAGGTCTGCCAGTTGATGATGGCGCAGGTAATTTGATACTAGATATAGCATCAAAAGATGAAGCCAAGGCAGCAGAGGTAGTAGCAGCCCATAATGGAACTACTATTGCACCCCAGCCAACTATTGAAGATAAACTTGCAAGTGTTGGTTTAAGTCTGCCTGATCTAAAAGCTGCTTTAGGCCTTTAGAACAATCCCTCAAGATAATGCCTAAACTATGTGCAGCAGGAATTCAACTTCGGGAGCAAATCGATGACGATTATCCTGATCGCGATAGGAAGTCTGACGGCTGGATTGCTGACGCTCGCCACCTTGCTAAAGGCAGTTCTGACCATATACCAGTCAAGGGAATCGTTAGAGCTTTAGATATTGATGCTGATTTATCAGCTCACAAAGAAGAGGCTTACGCGCTAGTTGAAAAAATTCGCAAGTTAGCCAAGAAGGGCGATAAGCGAATTAAATACATAATCTACGATGGAAAGATTATGAGTCCGATACTTGGATGGAAGCGCAGAACTTACAGAGGCTCCAATCCTCACCGGTCGCATTTCCATATTTCATTTACAACTTTGGGAGACAAAGATGGCAGTTTTTTCAACCTCGAAGGAGAAGCTAATGAGCGACTTAAAGAAGATGGCAGAGAGCTGGGCCAAGACATTCCTAGCAACGGCACTAGCGACTTATCTAGCAGTCGGCCTAGATGTCGATGCAATTGCCAATGCAGCTCTCGTATCAGTCTTGCCTAGCATCATCAATTGGCTAAACCCTAACTACGAGCGCTACGGCAGAGTCAAGTAATGCCAGCACCTGAGCTTGCAACCTTAGTTGCCTCAGTATTGGGATCTATTGCTCTACTGATTGCTGGCCTTCGCTACATAATCAAATTGGAGAATATTCCAATAGTGTCGCGCCTTGATAAAATGGAGTCTCAGCTAGAATTGGCCCTAGCGAAAGGGGTCAGAAATGGCAACGCGAAAGCGCGTAAGTAAGAAGCCAGTCAAGCGTCCAAAGAGACGCAGGACTACTAAAGAAACCCCATTAACAAAGCTTGATTTCTGGGCTATTGCTGCCAATGAAGTTTATAAAGCTTGCCGTAGAGCTGGGATGGATGAAGGAACTGCACTTGCCTTTGCTATGGATCGTAGTTCTTATCCCGATTGGATAGTCCCTGCCGATGACCCAATTAAGAAGATTGGTTGGGAAGATGGAGAAGAGGACAACTAATCTACTTCCGAGAGGTTGAGCTCTTTGAGGCTCTCAAGTCGCTTTATCCAGACTTGACGCCCCTATCAGCGACCGACCGAGCAGATGGCATTACCCACAATTCCTATATTGAGCTCAAATGCCGTAGGACTCATTATGATACTTTGATGATTGAGAAGAAGAAGTGGGATTATCTGGCCGATATAAGGGCTAGAACGGGCGCTAAGACCCTTTATATCAATTCAACCCCTCACGGGGTGTATCAGTTTGATTTAGGGGCTATAACCGAGCCTGAATGGGCTTTAAAGCGGTTGCCTATAACTACTGACTTCGGCAATAAAGCCACCAATGAGCGACTTGCTGGTTTTTTAGATATACGACTCGCCGATTTATTGCTGGTCTAAATAGATTTAATCAAATACATTTAGCCCGTTAATCCATTTAGGGATTACAGAACGGGAGCAAAATGGTAAATAAAGTAGCTCTTATTCGATTTGATTCTCAAGCAGGGGCTTGGACTGATGAGACAAATTGGGTTAAGGGATCAATAATTAGACGATTCGCTAAAGAGCGGATGGGTAAGAAACAACTTAGAGGCCGTTTATCTAAGGCTGAAATCTCTGCATATTGGCTGGATAAATATGGGGTGAGCGCAGATGTTGCCTAATTTATCTGATGAAGCAGTAGTAGGAATAATCATTGGAGTTCCATTTATCGGCCTTTATATCTGGAGTTTATTTACTTCAGCCAAAGCCAAAGCTTTTAATGAAGGCTATAAGAGAGGCAGGTCAAGTGTCCGATACGCAGAAATCGTTAAGTGAATGGCTTGAAGAAGCTGGTGCTACCTTATTCGACCGAGGGATTGAGTATGGAGACCCGCGGCACAATTTTCTACGCATTTACAAAATCGCGAGAGCACTCGGTATTCAGCTCAGAGACCCATCTGAATTGGCACTTATTGCTATTGCAACAAAACTCTCAAGAATGGTGGAAAGTCCAGAGCGCGAGGATTCGTATCTCGATCTCATTGGATACGCCGCTATCTTGGGTCGATGCAGATTTTCTACTCCAGAAGATTGGGACGACATTGAGTCTGACTCGCAATCATAATCAAAATCAATACTGCGACTACTGCAAATATCGCTGGGGAGCAAATAAGAACGGCTGGGATTTAAGAGCTATGACTCCAGCAGTTTGGAAAGTCCAAAGCGAGACACCGCTTCGAAAAGCACAGGTGAGGTTTTATTGCCAGCCTTGCGCCGATGAAGCACAGAACTGGCCAGATGGCACATTTTATTCATTAAAAGAACAGTTAGACGATGCGATAAATGATTTCGCAGGGAGAGAGAAGTTAAATGTCGAATTACCTTGATGATTATGTTTCAGTTCAAGACCGATTAAAGGAGTTTATAAATGCTTATCCAGATTATCGAATCAAGACTCATATCTTGGCGGAGTCGCTTGTGGCTAATTGTGATGTCTATATTATTAAAACTGAGTTATATCGCACTGAAGCTGACTTACACCCTTGGACTACAGGTTTATCCAGTGAGTCTAAATCCAAGCAATATGCACTCGAGCTTGCGGAAACTGGATCGTTGGGACGCGCACTTAACCTCGCTGGATACTTCGCTAAGACTAAACCGAGCCCAAAGAAGGCAATTGAAACGACTAAGCCAGCTCTTGCGGAATTCATAAAAGAGCAGCGCCCTAATGATCCTGAGCCAATTGTCTGGGATGTAAGCCAGATAGCAAATCAATTAGGTGCTGAGATAATTGATGAGATACCGCTTTGCTCTGGTGGCGATGGACCAATGGTGCTAAAGACTGGCACAAAGGAAGGCAAAGAATATAGGGGTTGGGTTTGCCCTACACCTAAGTCCGGTCATCCTGCTAAGTGGATGAGAGTTGGTTCAGATGGGCATTGGGTTTTTCAGAAATGATTAAAGATGCACATCCATTTCCTTGCAGTAATTGCAAGTTAGTTACACCGCATACAGAGATGAAGCGGTATAACACAGAGGATGTTGCTGAAGCGCCTGAGGAAGTGTGGTTGGTCGAGTGCCAGCGATGCTTCCTTCAGCGCATTATCTATCCATCTGATCGCGTACCCAGTAAAGAAGATGACATTATTCGTTGCGAGCAATGCGGTGGATGGAAGATGAAATCTGGTAAATGTCGAGTATGCCGATTAGCTGCTGGATTTGAGAAGCTGAGCGAGAAGTATTGGACAGGCAATAGCACTATGGAAAGGCCATATAATGCCAATTTATGAATATCGATGCGACAAATGCGATAAATCAAGAGAGTTACTTGCATCAATAGTTCAGAAATATGAAGTAACCTGCGATAATTGCAATGTGCCTATGTGGCGCGTATGGCATCCAACGCCAGCAATATTCAAAGGAGAAGGATGGGCAGGGAAGAAGTGAGCAAGCCCCACTCTATTAGATATATCCGTCAGCTGATGGAATGGGGCTTTGATAAGGAATTTATCGCCAAGGACTGTGGAATCAATATCCACTCACTAGAAGTTAGATTAAATAGAGCAAAGAAAAGGGAGCAAAGAGATGGGAATCAAGGAACTGAGTCTGGAACTAGCAGCGGTGAGTCTGATAGCTGATGAGGCTAAGAAGGCTAAGGATAGGCTGAAAGCGGCTCTACAGGCCGAAATGGATGCAATAGGAGCAGACAGAGTAAAGGCTGAATATGGTGATGATGTGATTGCTTATGTGACTACCAGTAAGCCTAAGTTTAAGTGGGTTATTAAGAACGAGCGCGAATTCGTCAAATGGGTAAAAAGCAATATATCTAGCGAGATAGTTGAAACAGTGAGAGAATCATCAATAGATGCGATATTAGATAAGTTTCACTATATCAATGGCGATGATGTTATTGATCCAAATGGTGAAAGAGTTGAATGGCTAGAAGGCACAATAGCTGAGCCGTATCTGGTTACTAAGTTCCATAGTGATGGCAGGGAAAGGCTGAAAGACGCCTTTCAATCAGGCCAGTTAGAGTTTAAGAAGATATGGGAGTTAGAGTGATAGAAGATATATATCCAATCTATAGAACGATAGATGACCATATTGATATGCCTGATGGGGTTGATTTCTAGTAAATACTAATAAAACTTGTCCATATAGTGAGATAAGGAGTAAGTCAATGCGTAAGATATTTGACAGAGGCATTACCATAACGCCAAAGCGCGGGCGCATAGCTGGCCCTTCAGCGAAGGTTAGGACAGCCTATTGCCTTTCGCTGATGCTACTGGCCTTAC